TATGACAGCCACTGCTTCATCTGTGACAGTGATATAGTGGATGCCGTTGTGCAGCTCTACCCGGTGTGCAGACCGGTATTTTTGAAGGACATAGTACATCACCTCATCAGCCTCATGCGGGATCAGTATCCTAAGCGGTTGCGTCGGTGTCTGCTCCAGCATCTGCAATATTTCCTGTGCTCTCTCTTCTCTCACCGGTTATGCCTCCTCTCAGCTTCGCTATCCTCTGCTCCATATTCCGTGCCCTTCGGCGCTTTTCCTGCCATTTTTCGACCTGATCCTCACAAAAAAGGCAAAAAATAAAAAGCATAGCCGCCAAACCCATGATTATGGCGATCTGCTCTCCTACTTCTGTTGTCTTAAATACCGGCTCCAAAAGTAATGCCCCGAGAATCGATATCGTTATATCTTTATACATCCGCACTCTCCCCCTCTATCTGCCGTTTTATCTCTTGTATCTCATTGATTTTTGCGCTACATATGTCCTCTTCCATCTCAAGAAATCTGAGTAACATCTCCTTCTGCGCCTGGTTGATCGTGATTACCTGCACACCGCTAAATATATAGAGTTTAGCTGCAGGGGTTTCCTGCTTGACCTGTTTGTATACACGCTGCGCCATGCTTTCATTTGCCGACTGCCAGAACTCTGCGCTGTCCTTGTTATTCATGACTTCTCTTACATAATAACGTTCGTCTATGTTCATCTTTGCCCTTTCCGATCACGCTCTCTGCGTGGCCCCGGTGCTGATCTACCCGGGTACCACCAGAAAGAGGGCAACATACCATCATAGCAGTGGATGATATGCCGTCATATGGTGATGCAGCAAGATGCACCACGCACAGAACGTGATCTATTATGCTTGTCCATGCCCTCTACGTGGTGCCCAGCCAGGGGAGGACTGGACACACACGCTAATTGTGTAAAAGGGGAAGGTGTGGTGTATATACACCACGTACAGGGCACGGATACCTATGGTTATTTCTTTTCACTATTTAATTGTCTTTTCACACAATCTGCCAGTATCCGGTAGACTACTGCCGTGTGTCCGCTGCAAGGAATCACATAGCCTTCTATGCTATCCAATACCCTGCCGTCAGCCATCACATGAGTAATGTGCGGTTTTATTGGTTCCTTGCCTTTCATTTTTCTACCTTCCTTCCAATTTAAAGATTGCCCATCGAACTGCCGCCTTGGTATCCTCATCCATGTCACTGCGCTCTAAGAGAGCATATAATCTGTCGATTCTTTCCATTCCTGCTGCCTCCTTTCTATTAGAAGTTGCATTGCGCAACTTTTTAGGCAAAAAAATACTCTGCAAAGTCCATAGCATCTATTTTAAGTATTTTGGACAGATCTTCTGCTTCTTGTAAATCCATAGGACGAATATTATTAATCTTCTGATTTGCTGTTGGTTGCGCAATATGTAATGCATTTGCAACATCTTTTTGGGTCAATCCCAGTTCACACATTCTTGATTTAATTTTGCGTGTATTAATCATTGTCTGTCCTCCTCTCATCATGAATTGTAGCACTGTGCAACTTTTATGTCAATAGCGCAGTGCAACTTTTTTTATTATTTATTTTATTTTGTATTGCGCCGTGCAATATTAAAGTGTATAATACACGTTAAGAAACGGAGGTATTACAACACATGGACGTTATAGAAATCGGAAGACGCATAAAAAAAGCCAGAGGCTCCATGACACTCGACGACATTGCTCTCAAGGTTGGTGTAGCTAAATCCACTATACAGCGGTATGAAAACGGTGCTATTGTAAACCCTAAAATCCCTGTATTGCACTCTATTGCTAACGCTATTGGTGTTAATCCTGCATGGCTTGTTTGTAAATCTGATGAAATGTATTTGCCTGGAGATGAAATCAACACTCCAAAGGCTCGTAAGCGTGCTGCCAAAAGGCTGGATAAAGCATTAAACATAGCTGGAATATCTGCTGCTGATCTGGCTCGTGCATCCGAAGTGCCAAAATCCTCCATCAGTCAGTACCTTAGTAGTGATCATATCCCTTCAGAAGAAAACGCAACCAGAATGGGAAATGTTTTGAATGTGAATCCGTTGTGGTTAATGGGATTTGATGCTCCCATGAATACAAAAAGCACTGCGGATCAAGATGATAGGCTTGCCAGTATTCTTGACTATTACCAATTATTAAACGACGTTGGCCGAGACACTGCCGTTGCTCGTATGCGAGAGCTTACTCAAATTCATGATTACGTTTCTCAACCTGACGCTTATCAGGTTCATGCAGATGCCATCCGGCAGGTGAATGCGATTGAAGAATCCCGGAACAAGAAACACCGGAAGACCATCAGTTAATACACCCATCCCGGCAGGTGTCATGATTAAAAGATTAACAGTATCACTCTGGTACTCCCTTGGAAATTTATATTAACGTACATTGTGTAACTAAATTTATAGCATATGGCATATACATCAGGATCCTCAATAGATATGTAGATCTTCGTCGTATGATCGCCCCCTCGCTCCCTGCCGGGGGAGGGTGCCTTTTTATTGTATCAAATCATGCCTACCATCTATCTTGGTAATATTTGGTTACACGCCTGTAGCTTTTATACTTACGTTATCTCCTTCTGTCCGACAATGTCATGTCTGCTCAGAAGTTGATATGAATAACACAATACTTATGAGAAAGGGGATTTTATTATGAATCAGTGTCCGAAATGTAAGAGCATGTTAAACAATGACGAAAAAGCATGCGGAAAGTGTTTTACCTGCGGTGCTACTTTTGAAAGTAGTTTACCCCAGAACACCGTAACATCCAACTACGATTTTCCAAAGAAGAATTCTGTTGGAAATGCATTAACGATAATCGGAATTCTTGTAATAATACTGGGAACAATCGGTAGTTTTTCAATGTCCTTTTATGAGGTGCATGGAAGCCCTGAGTTTTCATTTACGAATTTTATCATTCCAGAAGCGTTCAGCCTTGTAAGCGGAATCATGTTTCTTGGTTTTGGCGAAGTAATTAAGCTTCTTCAGGATATAAGCAATAAGCTCAAATGATTGTATGAGTTGAAATGAGGTTATTATGGCTGCTATTGACTTTAATAATGTTGTAGATCTGTATATCCGTGTCAGCACTTCTGAGCAGGCCGAGGAAGGTTACTCAGTAGCCGAACAGGAAGAACGCCTGCGAAGTTATTGTGCTGCCTTTAATTACATAATCAATGCTATACATATCGATCCCGGCTTTTCCGGAGCTTCTCTGGATCGTCCTGGCATCAAGAAAGTGATGTATGATGTAGAACACGGACGATGTAAAAAAGTGATTGTATGGAAGCTGGACAGGCTCTCTCGCTCCCAAAAGGACACATTGATTCTGCTGGAGGATGTGTTTTTGGCAAATGATTGTAATTTTATATCCCTTATGGAATCCTTCGATACGTCTACTCCATTCGGACGATGTATCGTAGGCATTCTTGCAGCATTTGCTCAGATGGAACGTGAAAACATTAAGATCCGTACCATGATGGGGCGTCAGGCCCGGATCCGTGATGGACATTTCCACGGATCCCGGTGTCCTCTTGGATATAAGTTTCAGTATGCTCCCGATGGTACTCTTCTCTCTAATGATCTTGTCGTTGATCCTTACACTTCCAAACTTGTGCAAGAGGTATTCCGACTGTTTCTTAGCGGATCCAGTCTCAGTTCCATTTCTGCACATATGGCATCCACCTATGGTTGCAGCATATACGATTGGTCAAATAGTACTGCAATCCGGCGCATTTTAAGCAATCCCATTTATATGGGTAAGGTAAGGGTTGGCAACGAACTATACCCAGGAATCCATGAACCTCTTGTGTCCGAAACTGACTGGTATATGGTTGCTGCTATGTTAAAACACAATAAAGAGCAGCAAAAACGTACTTATGCCTATCAGATTTCCGGTGGTGCCTATGCCGATAACCTTCTGACCGGTCTGCTGTTCTGCGGAGACTGTGGCGCCCGCATGTACGCCCGGAGAGTATCACAGAATAAGAAAAAGTATATCTGCCATTCCGTTGCTAAAACGTCCCCTGCCATGATCAAGTCTGATCACTGTACCAACCGCCTTCATCCCTTTACGGTACATCAGCTGGATGAAATGGTCATTAATGAGATTTTGAAATTGTCTTTGGATCGTCCCGGATTCGATATGCTCTGTGATCAACCGGATGAATCCTCAAAATCAGAGGATAAAGAAATCTATGAGGAAAGACTTGCTGAGGTGAACCGTCAGCTTGACCGTTTAGTGAAACTATATCAGACCGGCCTAATCGATCTCGACAATATCAGTGCCCGGCTTGGAGATCTGAATCAGGAGAAAACTTTTCTGGAAGGCAATATTGCAACGATCAATGAGATCACACCCGCAGATCTCAGAGAAACGGCCTGGAAATCTATTCAGAGTCTCCAGTCCGTCCTCGATAATGGAGATATGGATGAAGTTCACCGTATCATCCATACCCTGATTGATAAAGTTGTGGTTCTCAATGCAGATGTCACGATTTACTGGTCTTTCTGCTGATCCTCCTTTAATACCAGCCTGCAGATAGTTTCTACGTTCGCAGTCCAGGGAAACTGGTCCACTGCGCAGGCTTTCTCTACCACATACCCG